ATAAGAATAAGACCAAAGTCAATGGCAGAACGGTTAAGTTCGGTGCTAAAGGCTATTCCATTGCACCAGGCACAGCCAAGGGAGATGCTTACTGTGCGAGGTCTTCTGGTATTAAGAAGTGCAAGAATCCTCCTTGTCCTAATGACTTAAGCCGAAAGGCATGGGGCTGTGTTGGCAAAAAGTCCGTGAAAAGTGCAGCCAAAAAATTCACACGGATTAAGTAGTTTTACATCATGCAACAGCCACTAAAGTATTTTAAGCTGTCGGAGTTTGACTCACCGGATGCTCCTGGCTCTGGTAGCCAGATGAAGTCTGAGTTCCTGCAAAGGCTGGACAATGCCAGAGCATTTGCCGGAGTGCCTTTTAAGGTTACTTCTGGCTATCGGACTGCTGCTCATAATGCTAAAGTTGGTGGAGTTGAGGATAGTTCACATTGCCAGGGATGGGCAGCTGATTTAGCAGCTACCTCCGGTACTTCTAAGTTTCAAATTGTGAATGCCCTGCTCAAAGCTGGCTTCACTCGCATAGGGATAGCAAGCTCATTCGTGCATGTAGATTGCGACCCTACCAAGCCTGCCCAGGTGATCTGGACATACTAATAATGACTACTGAACTGAAGCTGGAGTTAGTAAAATTTGTACATGATACTCCTGCCTATGGAGCTATCATACTGACTAAAATGGCTAACCCATCACCACAATTCTACAACATAGGCGAAGAATGGCTATACCATCACGGTTGGTCGCTGATTCTATTCTACCGCTTGTACCGGGTTGTGCTTGACATTCACCGGGAAATGAAGGCAACCATTGTTGAGCATAATGAGGAGGGCCAGCTGGTTGAGATGACCAAGTACCAGCAATTATTTCTGCAAGTAAAAAAGCTATTCAAATGACAGTTAATAAAGACACATTCGTTCTGTTTGTCATCTTCCTGATTTATGTTGGTGGAGACATCTACACTGCTCGCAAGCAGCATGATAAACTTAACTTACTAATCAAGTCCAATGAGGAGCTTACAGCAGGCGCATGGGTTAAAAACATCAGGACAGAGCAGCGTATCGACAGCCTTAACATGGAGACAGCAGCACTTGCCAAGTCAGTTATTTACCTCGATTCATGTCAGAGCGAGAAAGTCAGGAAGGGCGAGAAAGCGGAAAGAACAGGCAGATTCGTGGGCTGGAAGGTGATGGAGGCACAGACTTAATGATGGATGAGTATAACATTGATGTTAAAACCACCAAGTACAAGACAGGCCGATTAGTATTCAATTTGAATGATGAACTTAAAGCTGACATCTACATCTTATGCTGGGCAATGGAGGAGGCAGCAGAGGTTATCTTGCAAGGCTACATCAGAAAGCAAAGCATGGCTGCTTTAATGGTTCAGCAGAACCTTGGGCATGGCCTCCGCAATGTCATTGAGCAGAAGCACCTCAAGCCCATCTCCCTACTTCTTGCTTATAGGGAAGGAAAGTAGGGTGATAAAGTAGGGTGAACCTGTAAGAAATCTTTACAGGTTGGAACAAAGTCGGCATTAAATTGTAGCCACCTGCCATTATCTCATCCCAGTCCTGCCCTTCTCCTTAGCAGCCTCATACTGCTCTTTGGCAACAGGCCACAACTGATGGCGGCAATTGTAGCCTCCACGATAGATGAAGATTGTGCTGCTGTTAGTTCCAGCCATGCGCCCATTCCATCCTTTGAGATTGGCCCATGCCTTGACTTCATCAGTGGTGAAGTATCTGCCTGCCCTGGATACGCAGAATGGTCTGGAATCGGCTATTAATGTGCCAGCATAGAGGTAATACTCAACATCCAAGTCCTCGGCAATAGTCTGGATGTACTCGCTGTTGAAAGTCATTACAGCATCATTAGTAGTCTGCTTGATGTATCGGTTTAGGAATGGTGCATCCTCCGGTGTGCCTTCAATAAACTTCCGCAGAGTCTTATTAAGCTCGGAGCGAGTGCCTATGCCTGCAATGTTGTCCTTTAGCACCTCCTGAATGGCTGTGCCGAAGTTCTCCCGGATGCCAGCACCGAGCAGAGCATCCTTTGTGGTGGCTATGTTAGCCTCCAGAATTGCCTTGTAAAGTGCCTTCTTCTCAGGGAAATCACCTATTGCCAGCGTAATGTACTCATTGCTCAGCTCGGCAAGCATCTCGAAGCCTTTGATGACTTCCGCAACCTGTATCTGGTAAGGAGCATTAGTAATAATAGTGTCAGCAATGTCCTTCTTAAGTTTGATTAGCTCCTTTAATGTCTTTGCCCTATCTTTAGGGTCAAGTGAAAGCTCAGAGGCAAGGTCAATAACCTGGTCGGATAGCTTAGCAAACACTCTCGGCAATGCCTCATCCATCCGGCTTTCGATTGCCAGCTGAAGCTCCTGAATTTGCTTTATTAACTCAGTAGGTGTTGCCACTATTATCCAATTTCACCGAGCAGATTATTGATTTTATCATTGAGGGTTTTAAAGAGTGCAGTATTCCCTGCCTTGCCTGCCCTCTCCGCAGCAAGTGAAAGCTGTTGAATTGCCAAAGGTAGCTTACCAAGATTATCTGCTTCCTCTGCTGCTGAACCAGGCTCACTTACATTATCAATAATAGGAACAATTCCAGACCTAATCTGTGCTTGCTCCTCTGCTGCCATAGCATAGACCTCTGCCCTTTGAATTGTGAATGGCTTATCATACCATGTGGCATCCTCCTCTACTTTCTGCATGACAAATGCAGCAAGGTTAGCACTAAGTATGTAATCAAGCTGAGAGCAGCCATTGCTTGCCAGAAGCACAGTCTTTTCATCTGTGGTCTTGAAGGGCAATGGATCAAGGCTACTAAGTAGCTTCAGGTATGTCTTTTGAATGCTGTTCTCGCCATATAGCTTCTCTACATAGTCCATCTCAATGCCCGAAGTGATGAGAGGATTGAACTTGCTATCTACTGCCTTCTTTAGCTGCTCTGCTACCATGTCGGCAGTCATTACATCATAGTCAGTGGGAACAGTAATCTGCGGAAGAGCAGCTTGAATCTTGTCGCTATCCATCAAAGCAGAGGCAAACAAGCTATTGTACCTCTGGAGCATGATATAGAAGCACACCTTGCGATAAACTTGTGCCAGGTGAACAGTCACCGAAAAGCAGAAGGTGTTTAGCTCCTTGCGGTCATACTCCTTGGCAATGCCAGACTGAGCAGCAGGAATCTGGCTAAGCGATTCCAGACCTATGGCTTTGAAGCCTTGAAACTCCTTTTGCAGAATGTCCTCCTGGAATAGCTTAACTGTCTCAGTTGGCCTTTCAATGTAGCCAGCCGGAGGCACTGGAGGCACAAGCGGAGTAGGATTGACAGCACTAACCCGGTCAATGTTAATCTCCATCAGGCCAAATGGTGAGCTGCTTGCCCTTCCAGAGCCGGAGCAGTCATTGCAGCTGACCTTCTCCTCCTTTCTGTTTGTCCTGATGCCTGTTCCATTGCAGGTCTTGCACGGACTCATTTTCAATGCCCACTTCTGTGGCAGGGCATGCATTGCCCATAGTATATTAAGGTCATCAGTCCTGAACAGCACTTCATTCCATGCCGGTAGGCAAGGAGCAAGCACCGAATCATAGACTAACTTACCATCTTCTTCTTCGTAAATAATGTTGCCCACTTTGCAAGCAGGCAGATAGCCAAATTGATATGGCAGAATGAATACTTGGAAAGGCTGATCATAGGTGTACTCATTGACTTGCCTAAAGAGCATTAAACCTTCGGTGGTGATGCAGAAGAACTGATCCCACTTCTTGCGATTCATGTCCACATACTCCTCTGCCTTAGTAATGACAAAGTTCTCATCCTCCCAGATTAAATCCTCTGACTCAATAATCTGTGGGTAAGGTCTTGACCAGTCAAGAGTAGTTGTGCCTGCTGGGTCTTCAATGAAATCCTCATAGTCTGGCAATGTCAGCACAACCGCATTGCTGTCCTTTAAATAAGTCTTGAGAAACACATTAAATAGCCATGTCTCAAGGCTGCCAGTCTTTGGCAGTTCATCCTCAACATAATGCTCCAATGTGTTATTCTGCAACCCTATGCGCTCGGCAATGCCTGTTTTTTGGAAGTCTGATTCAAAGGTTATC